TTCTAATACTTCTACAACATCAAACTCTTCTGTAATGAACTCTTTTCTTTTCAGTAAGTTCTTACTTCTTTTGTTTTCGTAGACTGTATTGTTACGAACCATCTGTCCTTCGTAACCATCTTCTGTGTATTGTGAATACAGTTCGTCTAGTTCTTCCTGTGTATCACATGTCTTAGTTTCAACAGTAACTATTGGAAGATCAAAGTTTTGTGCTTCTATAAAATCCATTCTAGTTTGGAAGTAAGGTTCAACACCATCAGTCCAAACCATATCATATACATGATACTCAACAAGTAAAGCACATTCATTTGCCTCAAACTCTGTAGGTTTTACTTTACGAACTAGACTTGTAATTTTGTTGAAGTCATCTTTTAGTTTGTGATTATAAAGTTCACCATCTAATATAACATTAGGATAAGTTTCAAAGAATGATTGTAGTGATGAAAAGATATGATTACATGTTGTAATTTCTTTTCCTGCTCTTGTAAACAAACCATCTTTTCTGGCAATACATCTAATGCCATCTAACTTAGGTTGACTAATACCATTTGACTGTGGTCTTTTTGTATAGTCATGTGCTAGTTGTGGTTTGAACTTATCGTAAGTATCAACTAGTGAGATATCTTCGAAGTATTCTTTTTCTACTTTCTTATCCCACATTGCTTGTGCTTCTTTTTGTGCTTGTTCAGCATCTGTAGTAGCATTTGCTTTGCCTTCGTTCTTTCCGTAAGCATCTTTCCAACCACTAGTAACTAGTTTGCCGTCTTTAATGCCTGCAATAGTTCTAGTAGCATTCATCACACCATTAGAATATTCGACTGTCAGTTCACGAATGTTTCCGTTCGTGTCTCTTTTGTAGAGTGTTTGTAAAGGAAATATCATATTATATAAACTCCATATATTGGCCATACATTGGCAATTACTGCTAAGAATAAAAGTACCATAACAAATGCTACAAATAATTTAACAAGAAACATTAAGAAATTTGGCAACAATTTAAATGCCAGATATATTATTGCAATTAATCCTATTAGTTCTAACATTATGCTGCTGCCTCAATTTTAGCTAGTCTTTCGTCTCTGTATCCTAGGGCATCTTCACCTAAGTAAACATTGCCGTCTTCTGCTCTGTAAAGAGTTTTAAGACTTGCACTTGCGTCTTTGTTTTTTTGTATTGCTGAGAATTCAGCCTGTTCAAAAGTAATAAATCCTAAGTCTACAAAGTCTAACAACATATCACAAAATGGAACTTCACCGTTTGATTTCCAAACTGTAAGTCCGTCTACTTGAGCTGTATCGCCAAACTTAGTTTCAACTGAATCGTCATAAGAATAACCACCTGGGGCTGTTCTAATTTCGCTTTTGTAAAGAACATTACCTGTAAAGGTTTTGTTCGTATCGTGAATGCTTGCCATTCCGAATTTTTCTCTGTAAATAACTTCGTTTGCTATTTCTACTCTATTTTCTAACATATTAGTCCTCACTATTTTTGTTTGTTTCTTCATTGTATACCGTTATTATGCACTCTTACGAACCATAAGTCAAGCATTATTTAAAATAATTCCAATTGATTTGAAGTAACTTCTACCTTTAATTGCTTCATTGCGTTACTGTTTAAGTAAGCAGTTTTCCAGTTACCTGAAGGCCATTTAGCATAACCAATTAAGTAGTAATCTGCTTTAACAAGAGGGTTAGCTGTTGGTTTCCCTGCATCAATACTTAGTACTTCTCCTGTTGTAACACCAGCTGCTGATGTCCATGTTATAGTTTGCCCTACATTCGCCCAATTACTTACTCTCATATTCTCACCTTTTATTGTTTGTTTCTTCATTATACCGTTATTATGCACTCTATAGGACCAAAAGTCAAGCACTTTAGGGAAAAGATTTGATTTATTTTTACTGAGGAATCAGTAAGTTAGGAGAGGTGTGAAGCGTCTTTACCTGAGATATCCTCTATCATACACCGCCATAGGTCTATATTAGGGATAACAAAGCCTAATGTAAGGCGTGGTTCGTGTGTTCCAGCAGTATGATAGTATACTTTATCGGGTTCTCTACCCCTGCCATAGTATCCTACCTTACAAGACCAGCCACCAGGATCTAACATTTCAACGACTTCATGTGTTAATGGGTCTCTATATTTGAAGAATCCACCACCGTTTTCTGTATAGGATAATAGTATGTTGTATCCATGTGCATTCCAATTGTTATGCCAACTCATGAATCCATTCTTAGGATAGTATACATGGACAGCCTCGTTGCGAGCTCCCAACCATGTACATAATTCTGTAGATAAACCCTGGTATTTCTCTTGAAACTCTCCAATATTTCCCATCTTTAAATCATAACTATATGAGATTTCTGGGTATCCTTCATGGCGTCCATCTGCTTTGACTACTTGATCTAAGTATTCGATAGAACAAGCGTTGTCCATTGTGTCTGTATTCTTAGGATTGTCTTTTGCTAATTTGTTTAAAGGAGATAAGTCTTGTTTAAAAAACCAGTCTGAATATGGCACCAACATTTCTTTGACTTCATCTGATATATCAGTCCAAATCATTTCTTTAAATATATCTCATGTGAAGGAATGGAGTAATGCCACATAACAATCTCATCTCCGTTTAGTTCCTCATACATGTGGCCGTTAATAAAGTTCCAACGAACAGGCATATCCTCTCCCCATTTAACTCCATGCTCTGAATATGTTAGAAGTTTCCACATTGTAAAGGTGTCCCACTTCCTAACATCATCTGGATATCCGCCTATATCATTTACATATAAACCATCTACGGTTTGTTCTGTTTGTTTTATATATTCTCCATACCAAGATTCCATTAACTTAATTGTCTGAGGATTATTTCTGTAAACAAACATTCCACAGTGCATTGTCATTTCTTCTGTATTAGAAAGTTGTGTTACTTTAGCATTGTATGATCTAATTTTTGTAAAGACTAGATCTAAATCATCGGGTAGTTGATCAAATACAAATTCTATATCTTCATGTTGACATAACATATCTGCGTCTAGATAACATGTTTTACCTTTGTATGGTGTTTGTCCTAGTGCCCATAGTTTTGCTCTTATATGTTTAGGCACTTCCCAATGTACTATGTAGTCTGCTATATTCCAATCACTAGGTTTAATCCATTCTTCATGGTCTACATATATTGTTATGTGTGCTTCAGGATAAAATAATTTTACTGATTCTGCACAATCAACAGCTGCCTTGTAGAACCTTTCATGTTTAGATGCTACAATTACAAAACCGTTTTCAGGAAATTCCTCAGGATTTATTTTGTTCATCCAATGACTCCATTAATAATATAGTTGTATATGCTTGTACTTCCATAGGAGATTTGGCTTTGCGGATAAGTCTTTTCAATTCTATATTTGAAGAGTCTTTGATTGCGTCTATTTCAAATGCTTGTAGTTTAGCACCGAATAATTGTTCTTGTTTGGCACGAACTGCTTCTGTTTCTTTTCTTTGAAGTCTCTTTTTAATGCCTTCATCTCTTCTTCTAATACCTTCTTCTGTATTTTTATCGAGTTGCTCTACACCAAATTCTTCTAGTATTGCTTTGTAGTCTGGGTTTGTGCCGTCCATGTCCTGGACAGATGCGGTTGCTTTCCTGCCATCGTCGTATTCTAAGACAACGACAATATGTTTGGCCTCTTTATTAGACCAGTAAGGATGCAAGTATTTAAAATTCTTTGCTTTTGGTAAATCGTCTTCTACAGTTGTTATGTCTGCAGGATCAATTGTTAAGGGTATAGCCTTCTTTGCCATGATATCTCCATAATGTAAATGTATTTATACTGCTAACTAGGCAGTTCTTAACCACAATTTTACCGTACTGGCTGTTGAGCTTGAACTTTTAATTGTATCACCGGCGTATGTGCCTGAATAATAACCTGTGTAGGTTCCTGAGTAAGTACCTGAGTATGCTGATGTTCCTGTGTATGTACCTGCATAGTTTTTAGCACCCGTATAAGATCCTGCGTATGCTGAGGTTCCTGTATAATAGCCCGTATAGCTCTTAGCACCTACATAAGATCCTGTGTAGTTACCTACATAGTCTCCTGCGTAAGATGTTCCTGCGTAACCTGAGTAATCTGCTGCGTAGTTTCCTGTATATGTTCCTGTGTATGTACCTGAGTATCCAGATGTTCCTGAATAAGCTCCTGCATAACTTTTAGCGCCTGTGTAGCTACCTGCGTATGCTGAGGTTCCTGTGTATGTTCCACCGTAATTTTTAGCGCCTGTGTAACCACCTGTGTAACCACCTGTGTAACTTCCTGCATAAGCACCTGTATAGTTTTGTGATGCTACATCTTTCTTAGTATCTGTAAAACCACCTGAGTCGCCTTGTTGAACCCATGTGCCAGATCCTGGAGCTGCTGTTTGTAATACATACTTACCTTTACCACTGGAAATAAGATAGTTTCTAAAGTTAGGCATTTTCTGTTCCATCTCTGCAACAGTCATTTCTTGTACACCCGCTCCACTATCTTTAACTTTAAGAGGTTTGTAATTAGTTACAGCTGCTGTTGTAGCTGCTGTCTTTTGCCAAATATACATGTTAGCAGTTGTGCCATCTACCTGTGTATCTGTTATTGTATATCTAGATGTCCATGTTCCACCTGAAGGTGTTGCTGCGTTTAATGAGTATTGACCTATTGTATAGTTGCCTTGTGCAACAAAGTCATCAGCTACCTTATCTAAAATATCTGTGTCTATTTCTGTATCATCGAATTCGTGTATACCTACTGTGCCTGAGGATACATACCCTAAAGGTCTATTTGTAACACTTTCGGATACTGTGGTTTCTACTTGTTTAGCTGTGTAAGTAGTAACTGTAGAAGATGCTCCGTCTGTAGGATGTGTTCCTACTGCGTCATCTCTCTTTGTATCTGTTGCAGTACCGATAGTTGTTCCTGAACCACCAATGTTTATTTCACCAGTATTTGTTCCATCATGATTGTCTGCGAAATCTTTTGTAAGTATTGCACTGTAATACTGTTCGATCTCTGTATCAGTCATTTCTTGTAACCCTTGCAAGTTTTCTGAACTAACTGGATATGCTGATGCTTTAATTCTTAATGGTCTCATTTGTTTTTTCCTAGTTTACTCTTGTTCCTGATGAATTGTAAATGATAACAGGGCTTAGCCTGTTCCATTTCGTTGCGCCTACTCCTACTAATTTTAATGAATGTCCTGGTGCTAAATCTACTGCTACGCCACTGCCACCACTATCAATAGTTTCTCCTGTGAGAGGATATACTTTTAAATTTGCTGCTGTATCATTTAATATGAATGTTTCTAAACCAGCTGCACAATCAGGAAGTTTAACTCCTGAGTTAGCTGCTGCTGTTGTAACTATATTATATGATTTAGTTAAGGCTGTAGCTCCTGACAAATCACTGCCTGCTGCTGAGACTGCTGTTGTTGCACTTAATGTAGAAGAACCTCCTACAGTTAAAGAACCCGTTGTAGCCAAAGTAGTAGCGCTTACTGTTGTACCAGAAAGCGTTCCGAAAACAGCATTGTTTCCTGATTCGTATTTGTCAGTATTGAGATTAGTAAAGTTAGCATCAACCTCATTATTCGTAAGAGGACTACCTTTTGCTGATCTTAATGTTAAAGTTGCCATTTATCTTCCTATGTAATTTTGTTGACTAAAAGTTCTAATGTTTTCCTTATCTCAACAATTTCTGTCTTTAAAGTATTTATATCATTTTCATACTCTAGGATCTTATTATTAGCATTTCTTTTGATTTTATATGCTTTAAGACTTTCATTGTTTGTATTGAGTAAGGCTTTGGAATTACGATCTCTAACTAAATCTCGTTCTCCCTCTATATTTATAAGTCCACTAGTCACTTGTCTCATATTAAACCTGCAACGCTATTGCTCTTAAGTCCTTAAAGAAAGGAACTTTAGATGTTGTTGAACTTAAAGGCACAACCTTAACCGCAAAGGTCTTAAAGCCTGAATGTGTAACGGTACCTACAGTAGCAGTACCACCGCCACCTGAACCACCGCCACCTGTTATAGTTATTGTAGGAGTTGATGTGTAATCTCTACCTGGGTTAGTAACCGTTATCGCGGATATTTGATTACTACCATTAATGGATGCAACTGCTGTTGCTCCATAACCACCACCACCTGTTATTGTAACTGTAGGAACACTGCTATAACCTGATCCTGCAGTAGCGGCAATACTTGCCACTGATTTTACATCATATTCAAATATACCTGAGCTCAGGCCTGCTGAGTTAGCGCCTTTAGCTGGTATTTTAAATTTGTATTCTGCAAAATCTTCTGTTGATTCGAACGGGTTTGTTACTGATGATAATTCTACCCATCCTAAATCATCTTGGAAGTCTGACTCGTCTGCAGAATTTAGCATTTTACCATAGACTTTTAAACTTCCTTCTGTTGGAATAGCGGCATCTAGATATACTTCTAGATCTTCTGCATCCTGGCCGTCTTCCAACACTACCCTTCTTGTAATATACCGAGAAGAAGCGTTTCCTTTATATCTTGTATTCTCATTAGTAGAATCATTGTTTACACTATTAGCAATACACAATAAATCCATTTGATCCATTGATATAATTGGGCTAATATTTTCTTGTTGTGTAGTAAATTGTAATTCAATTAAAGCTGTTTTATTATTTGCGTAACCGCCTGCTGCTGTTGAATTTAATTCAGTAGATCTGCTATAAATTGTATGTTCTTTTTCTAATTTTGTTGTAATATTAAAATCTATATCTGTGTATGTTTCTGTTACACCATCTGCACCAACTGCTGTGGCTGAACTTGTTTCGTTAATTGCCACTTTAGCCAATAGTGCTGTTGTAGCTGAAGGTATAATAGAAGCTCCGTTTAGTGCCACTTCATTAATTACTTTATTTGTAAATGAACCTATAGTAGCATAACCGTCTACATTACCTATAACATCTCCTACTAAGAATGGAGCTAAATCCCCTTGTCTGTTTACTGTTAACTGTTTATCTAAAGAATTATAGTTTTCTATTAATCCTTTTTTAAGTTGTATTGTTATCGTTGCTTGTGTAGTAAATCCTCCACCTGTTAATACAAGTGTAGGCGCTGATGTATAACCTGTTCCTGGATTTGTAACTGTAATACCTGTTACTACTCCACCACTAACCGTAGCTGTAGCAGCAAAGCCTGTTCCACTTGTTCCTGTGTTTGTTGCTACTACTGTAGGAGCACTTGTATATCCTGCTCCAGCTGTTAATGCTGTTGTATGGAATCCGTGTATAAAGTTACCTGGTGTCCAATCAATATCTTCACCTGTACTTGTAGAACTAAAGTTAATCCAATCTAAATTTTCGTTTGCTAATTTACCTGTTGTAGTTCCTAATTTAAAGTTTGCTCTGTTAAGTCTAAACATTATATCTTGTGACTGATTAGGCGACCATGTTCTGTCATTAGCAGAACTAAACATCATACCACCGTGTGGTTGTTTAGTAATTCTTTCTGTTGTTCCTATTTGGTTTTCACCTAATTCTGAAATATATAGTTCGTATCCTTCATCATCATTTTCTGGTTTAGGAACAAAACAATATTCTGTATCGTTTTGTAAATATACTAATTGATCAAATGTAAAGTTAGTTGCAACAAATGATGTTACTCCTCCAGATTCTGTTGAAGTGTTAATACGATTTCTATGTAACTTTTTAGTACCATTAGGTATAACACGAGGTCCTGGAACTCCATTAATAACTTCTCTAAGTTCCATTATTACACCGTTAGCTCCGGATGCTGGTTTAGTTTTAAAGTAAACATCAATGTCTGTAACAAATATGCCTCCTGGCATACCATTAACTGTAAATGTTTGTGCTAAAGGATCTCGTCCACGACGTAAAAATCCGCGTCCTCGTCCCATGAAACCAAAGTTCTCACCAAAGTCTAATTCAGGAACGTCCCAGACATTAACTATGGGTTCTGGTGGTGGAGGCGGGGGACTTGCTGGTATTATTATGTCAGGTAACACTAAGTTACCAATACCAGATCCCATATCAATAATAATATTTGGCCATCCGCCTGCTCCCTGTCCTCTAATAGGGAATCCAGGATTCCAAGGAACTGTATCTGGTGCTGGGTTCTGTGGTACCACTGATGGTGGTTGAGGTGGCAATGTTGGCGGAGGTGTTACTGCCGGTGGTGCTGGTGTAGTTACTAGTTGCGTCACTCTAATTGTTGTAGTTGGAGGAGGAGCCACCGTTGTTACTGGCGCTGCTGTCGTTGTAACTATAGACGAAGTAGGAGGCCACCCTGCTGGTAAAACGGGATCTGGTGGTGGTAATATTACAATTTGAGGTACTGGTACGGGAACAGGGACTATTGTTACAATCTCTACCGGAGGATTATTAATAATCACTGGTGCCGGTGGAGGTGGTAAAGGTGCTCCAGTTCCTATACTGTAAGATAAACTTTGATCTGTTACTACTTGACTATCTGAGAAAGCTGAGGAAGCTACATTAGCTGTTTTAAATCCTAATATAGTATCTTGTTTTTGTTGTATGAAACCTGAAGATTCAAACACCGCATTAGCAGATGTCTTAGCTGTTTTATCTTGATTATTAACATCATCTGTAAGTTTAAATACTCTTTGTCCTGTTTTAAATCTTCCTGTAGGTAGTGTGAATCTTACTATTAATGTTCCATTAGCATTAGTTGTTAATGTAGTTGTAGTTCCATCATCCATTGTACAATTTGCTGATACATCTTCTCCATCAAAGAATGGATAAACTCTTGTAGAAGGTTTTAATCTACTTGCCTCAACAAAGATTAGTTGACTTCTCATAAATGGAGCAAAAGCCATGTCTACTACTTTCTCTCCTAATGATTGTGTTTCTGTTCCTGCTGAAACATCTAGACCAATACCCTGTCTAACTTGTGTTTGTTCTGTTGTAGTAGTTGTAAATGTAGCTAGTGCGCTACCTGTTCCTCCTGTTGCAAAACCATTTATAGATTCTGAGGATGAAGTTACATTTGCTGCACCTGAGTCTTCCCATGAGCCCCATTGTGTGCCCCAAGCATTTGCCATGTTTTCCCATGCGTCGTAGTTGCCGTCAAAGTTTCTATTAACTGCTGGCTGAACTGAGGTGTCTACAAAGTTATCTACATCTGGTGTAAGCTGCATGTCTCCATTCCAAAAGAATGTAAGCTCTTTAACTAAGTTCTCAGTCTGTGATGCTTGTTGTTGCTGTGTTAAAATTTTTGTATTGTAAGGTGCTGTTATATTGACGCCTGTTTGTCTTAATGCAGTCCCTGTGTATGCTGCTGTAGATGAAATATTATGGAACAATTGAGTTCTAATATTTTCAAGTACAAAGAAAGGCCTAGCATGTTTTAATTTAGGGTCAATTGAAATTTTATAATTAGGATCTAATACTGAACCTACATTATGTCCTGTAAAAGGATCTACTAATATGCCATTTTTAAACCTGTCAACTCCTGAAGAGTCTACAATAGTTTGATCTTTAGCAAATGTTTCTAATAGATTTAGTGAGGCATAATATTCTAAATTTTTAATTCTTTGTTCTAAACCACCAATCTCTTTCATTGTAAATCGTTTTTGAGATACATTTTTAATAGTGGCTGTGTAGTCTAGTCTTTCTGCTAGTTTACCTGATTGAGGAGATAAACTTGGATATGGTGGTAGATCAATCAATGCCATTGTCATTGCTTTGGATGGCTCTGCTGGCATTGTAGGATTATCAGAATATGCTCCTTCTACTATTCTATATTCGCCATCAAAGTCTAATACTAATCTAAGTTTTTTGCCTTGATAATATTTTAAATCTGTGCTAAATGTCTTTGTGGGTACAGGGTTACTTAAACCTTGACCTGGTCTGTTAATTAATTTGTCGTTTGTTGGATTAACTGTAGCACTACCTAAAGTTCCTGTAAGTGTTGCTGTGTTGGCTACATAAGGACGAAAATCTACACTATCTCTTAGATCAAAAGTTCCATATTTTTGAGATTTATATACCGGAACATTTTCTGTTCTAATTGATCCTACAGCAGGGCTTGAAGTATCATCTACTGGATAACTATCTAAACATGCAAATGATGGGCCTGCTGCTGTATTTGAAAATACTGAGAGTTTAACAACAATATATCTATTCGTTGTAAGATTTAAAGTACTTGTGCCTCTCTGAAATATTTTTGCCTGGCCATAAAAACTATCTTGTTGTCCGTTAATAGATCTAAAGTCTGATGTTACATCTACTTGGCCTGTTGTGTAGTCTGAATTTGTTCCTGCTGTAATTGATTCTATTTTATATAAATCAACTATTCCTAAATTATATTCGCCTGTTGTTCCTGCAACATGTGTTCCTGTATCTATTTTAACATATTGAGATGTATTAAGAGTTTTAGCAATTGGTGTAGCGTCTGCTACTTGTACTAGTGCGTATACTCTTATTGAACCAGTACCTGTAACTGCTCCTCCTAAATCTATTTCTATAGACTGTGAGTTTGTAATTGTAACTGTTGCGTTAGCATTATTAGATGTTAAATCTAGATATTGGCCTGCTGCTACAGTAGCAGAGTTTTGTGTAAATCCTACTTTTGCTATAGCTATAAAATCTTGTTTTTGTGTGTCTGTTAAAACACCTGAATAAGGAAATGTTTCGTTTCCTGATACTGTTATAGATGCTTTACCTTGTGTTCCATCTAATGAAACATTAAATTCTTTTTGGTATTGGAATGTGTAATCGTATGTTCCTCCACTTTCTGCTTTCAGTGTTTTAATATTGCTGAATGGAAGTTTGTAAACTAATTTGTTTACCTTAGTTTCGTTTAATACTGCTTTACTACTTACTAGAACTGTATTACCTACACCTCCCCAAGTTTCGCCGTTGCTATAATCTACACTCTTAACAAGTGTAAAGTCTCCACTAAGCATTTGTATATCATATAGATATAATCTGTATTGAGCGCTGGTACTTCCTATAGTGCCACTAGAATAGACTAACTGTCTTACCTTAGCTTCACCTATTTTTGCACCTGAACCTCCGGCTCCTGCCACTGCATTAAATAAATCTACTTTAATGCCTCCATCTACATCAAATGTTCCTGTAAGATTATCTATTAAGACATAGTTACCATATGATGTTGATATAGGCTGAGACTCTTTTGTAACATCCATTGTAGGCTTCATGAAAGGAATACGCTTAGAACTTAATAGTTCTCTCTTGTGTCCTCCTACATAAGCCACACCAGGATCAATTTGTATCATTAGTGCGTCTTTAGAACCACCGTTGTCTGCTGTGTATATACCACCGTTGTTGTTTTCGTTTAAATGTTCTCTTAATGAAACTGTATTACCTTTAACAAGATAGTTACCAGATTCATCATAAGTTCTATTTGCTAAAATATTTCCTACGCCATGTAATGGGCTGTCTTTAAGACTTATTCTTTGTATAGCTCCATCTTCAAAGTGTGCGTATGTATAAAAGTTTTCTGGTTTTGTTGCGCTTTTATCAAAAGCTTTTAATGTTACTGTAAATTTAAGTCTGTCTGAACCAGGTGCATTATAGTTAAATGAACCTTGTGCAGGATCTAATAAAGTTGAATCTGTGGCTGCGCCTGCAACTGATTCGTCGACAACAAACCCTACATTTTTTGGTAGTAGTTCATTATATTTATCTACTAAGCAGGAGATTTTATCTGTCTTAATAAAAGCGCCTCGAGCATATATAATACCCGCCTGTAAAGTAACTCTATTTGTTGCTCCGTAATATTTCGCTGTGAAATTATTACCTGTTAGATTGTTTACAACGAAAGTAAAACCGTTTAAATCTGTTGCTGAATTTCCTGGGCCTGTGTTTGCTGTATAAACAGTTAATTCTTCACCTGATGTGAAGTTGTTGTAACTTGTATTTGAATTTAGATATTTAAGATAAAGTGTTTTTAAATTAGGAGCGCCACCAACTGTTCCTGTTTCTACTGCAATAATTCTTGCTTGTAGGTTTGTAGTTCCTCCTACAATTTCTTTTCCTACAAAGTTAGCAAGAGTTGTATTGTCTATGGCAGCAGCTGCTGCGTCTGTGTCGTTAACTTTAATCCAATTAACAGACTCTGTAGATTCAGCACAACCTGTTATAACTGCGCCTTCTTGTATTACAAAACCAAATCCTTTATCTAATTGGTCTTGTAAAATTGTTTGTAATTGAGTTAGCTCTCGAGCCTGTACCGCTACGCCAGGTTTAAACAACACACGATGAAATCTCTTGTCGTCGCTAAAATCGTCGTAGTATGGTGATGTATTTAAATTTAATGCCATTTGTTAAAACCTAATCAATGCCTTTATTTGTTCTACTTGATCCGCTGATCTAATAATTGGAGATCTGTTATCTAAATAAATAACTTCTCCTGTAGCGTTATCAACTTCTGGATCTGTTAAACTATTTATACTCAAACTACTGATGCTTTGAGTAGTATTTGTTAATGTTGAATTTACTGTGATTGCCGGATTTGTAGATGTTAAATATATGTTCTTATTTGTTGTATCTATTTGTATTACTGTAAACGAGCCACCATCATCTGATGTTATTATATCGTCTACTGCATAACTACCTACACTTGCCACATTAATTATATGACATGTTGTAGATGTGTTTGTTATATAAGTTACACCCGCTGGTGTCCTAATATTTTTTATTAATGCAATTTGTCTAAAGTCATTGCCTAATATTAAATCTCTATTATCATTGTCTGAGAATGATACTGTTACACCCACATTATGAGCGAATAACTCTCTGGGTGCATTTGAACCATGTCCACCTTGAGGTGATACAATAGCTCTAGCTGATGCTCCTGTTCCTGGAGCAGCTGTGTTTGTAATTTTAAGTGTTGCGTATGAATAGCCTGAACCTGGATTAGTAACTCTAATCTTTGTAATAGCTCCTGTTGCTGAGTTAACATAAGCACTTGCTTCTGCACCTGTACCGTCTCCCTCTACTGTTACTTGTACATCACTTGTTGCATAGTCTTGTCCTGCTGATGTTACAATAACTCTATCTAAAGTTCCGCTAACTGCTGCGCCTTCTACAGCACTTTGTAAAGTTGGAAGAGAATCTGCGTCTCCCAAATTAACTGTACCTACTGCGTTTGCGCCTCCGCCTCCTGTGAATGATATAAAAGCAAAACTATAACCAGAACCTGATGCTGATATTGTAACTCCTGTTACTGCACCGCCTGATATAGTTGCTGTACCTGCTGCTAAACCATCTCCATCACCTTGAATTACTACTGTAGGAACACTGCTATAACCTGAGCCCCCTGCGTTTATAGTAATACTATCTACTTCTCCTGTAACATCATGTGTAGGATTGCCTGTTAATTTTCTTACAGGCATCATATCTGCATCTAAAAATTTATTTTGATCTGATGCTGAGATTTGGAACATAAATTTCCAATTGTAATTGTCTGATAGTTCAAATACAGATGTTCCTGTACTTGTAGGTTTAACTGTGCTTGTGCCGTTATTGTTATTACTGATACATTTATATACTTTAAATTCATCAGTCATTATAAAAAATATTCCTTCAGCAAGATTGGAGGCTCCGGAGTATGTTTGTTGTGATGAAGATATATTATCATCATATTCATCATACACCGTGCCTTGTGTCCAATTTGTTCGCTTAGCTAGTAAACAAACATCTGCTGAATCTATTCTTTGGGTAAACATCATGCTCCGCCTGAACGCTGAGACATACGAATCATTGTCAATAGGAAGTTCAGGGCTTGTGTCATCAGACCAAGCCTCTGTTCTACCTACGGCAAAGTGGAAATAGTCATTGTTATTACGAACATCTCTATGAAATGTTCTTGCTAATTCTACTCTACCTAGTCTGCGAAGTACTAGAGCCATTTATTTCCCTTAAGAAATTGTTACTGTCCAAGTAATTGTCATTGAGTCCGAAGCCCCTTTATTAACAACACTAAAGACTGTTCTACAAAGTAAAGATCCACCTGAAGATGCATTTAATATGCCTGCTTCTGTAATGGCGCCTGTACCTGATCCTGCTGCAAAAGATGCAACATAAGCTACAGCATTTGCTGTAACAGTTGTAGATGTCAATGATTGTCTCGCTGCTTCAGTTCCAAGAGCTGTATCAGAAGCTGCTGCTGCTGTAGTTCCTGTTCCTATTCCCATGTGAGACATGGCTGCTGATGTTGTGTCCTTCATTCTGGACGCAATAAATTCAAGGCCATCATCAACAACAAGGTTTTTTACTTCCCTTGTTTCGATTACTGTACCCTGAGGGTTTTTGATTTCAATAGTAAGCTTACCTGTAGCTTCTGATTTATCATTTTTAAACATTTTATTCTCCTAATATGTCTAGTTTATGTAAAGTTCCAACCGGTTCCTACATAATCCTCTGAAAGATATGTTGGATCTGCATAGTCCTGCACCGATCCTATACCTACGTCTGTAGCTCCTGCACTATCAGCTACTGCTGGTTTGTTAAGTGCGTTAGCTAAGGATTCTGCAACACCTGAGGTGTTATCTGTTATTCCTTTACTTGTATTTATACTGTTTATCGCTTCCGATCCTGTTAAAGATTCAGAAACTGGTTTATTTAATTGTAATATATTAGAATCACTTATTGTTGTGGATTCTGTTACATTATTGAAGTATGCTAATACTACAGCTTCTGTAGCTGTTTGTGTATCTGCTATTACTTTAGATACTGATAATACATTTGTGTCTGTGTTAGATGTTGTATCAGTATAAGAAACACTTAGATCCATTATATAACTTGAATCTTGTGCCGTACCAGTATCACTTAAGGCTCTCGCAAAAGTTGTATTTATTTGAGCTACCTCAGTTACTGATACTGTTTCATCTAGCCCTGGAATACCTAGAATTCTTTCTACATCAATAGATTCTGTAGCTGTTACAGAACCATTACTTGTAGCAACATAATATTGTTTGTCTCCGTTATCTGCTTCATCATTTGTATATGCTGATGAGCCAGTTGCCGGTGTCCAATAAGTATTGTTGAATGCCTCTAGGAATGCTTTAGTAAAGTGTTTTGCTGGGACATCAGTAACTGATGTTGTTGAATCAGTAAATGCTCTAACGAAACTAATATCTATTGCGTCTTCTGCAACACTATCAGAAACTATTAAAGTCTCTGTAAATGCTTTAGAAACATCCACTATAAATTGATCGTCTCCTATGTTATAGTTGTTGGCTGATACTCCGTCAGAGTCATCATTCCAATAACCACTTACACAATAAGGGTTTATGCCTTGATCTGTTCCAAGTACACTTTCAGTCTTACCTGCAGGAACAAAATGTATTCCATGAGATTCTGTTACTGTAGGTGTTTCTGCTTTAGTTATTCCAAAACTAAAGCCGACGGTTTCAACTGTTGTTACTAAGTCGTCTGCGTCAAATATGAAGAATGTGTATCCTGTGGATTCTACACTAAATTCTACATTGAAATTTATTTCACTTTTAACAATTAAATCTCCAAACACTTCCATACCTGAAGGGTGGACTGTATCTCTTAAAGCCCTGTCCCAAGTAGGTTGTGCTATTCCAGATTTAATTACATATGAATATGGTTGATATCTTTTGTTGTCTGCTATTACATTAACATCTGAAAGTTTACCTTGATCGTTTTTATATTTACCTTCATATTCAAATAAATATCCTGTTTGTAAAGTAATCGTACATTGCTCACCTGAAGGAGAGATAATAAGAATATCTGCTGTGTCCTTAAGGAATGTAGATCCAGGATTTACAACGGTAAATGCTGTAGGTAAACCTGATGTTGATATAGCTGTTATTCTTATAAACGCATCATTAGATCCACCTATAAAAGTATAGTCCTCTTTGAAATAGCCTGAAATTGCGTATGCTTTTCCGTCATCGCCTGTTTCATTTATAGCATATATTTGTCCTACTTTAAACCCTGCATTGGCTGCTGAGCCTGTGTAACTTTTAAAGGATACGCCTGTTAATACTCTAACAACATGGCCGTATATATCTGCTATTGCGTTAGACGCGCCGTCATCTACAACATAAGATTTAATATTATCTAAATCTAATTCTATTGTAGGAGCCGTTGTATATCCTGCTCCAGCATTGTCTACAACAATACTTGTAATTTTGCCATCTGATACCAATGCGTGTGCTGTTGCTTGTGTTGTTATTGTATCTCCAACATCTGCAAATATCTGTACAGGAGGTGCTGCGTTATATCCTGAGCCTTTATTATCTACTGTAACGCCTGTAACAGAGCCACTAGCCACACTAGCTGTAAATGTTGCTCCGGCTCCAGGGCCTTCTATTGTTGTTACATTTGAATCGTCGAATGCCAGGATTAACTCGAATCTTTGTAAGGTTAATCCATTTGTTTGATATGTATTTTTCTCTACTCGTCTAACACTAGCGTTTACAGTCTTTGTAATTGTAACTGTACCTGTTGTTTCTTTATATCTAAGGTCTATCTTTTTACCTTCAAGAGTTAACGGCTCTAAACTGCCTCCACCATGCTCTTGTTCTTGAATTTTAACAGCTCTTTCTACATTGTAGATGCCATCTGAAGGTTTAAGTACATATTGATATGGATATATAACTTCTACATTCTCATCAAATAATACTCTAAACCAAGTTTCTATAGATCGTTTACTACCTTTAGCCTCATAAAAATCTTTCGCTCTTTTATAAAAGAAAGACTTATCTGCTTTTAATAGTTTAGGAAAGTCTGATACTAGTGCTCCTCGCCATTTATCTAAAAATGCCTCTTGAGCATAATCTATATCAGAGACATAGTTAGTAGGCTCTGAATAATTAGTATCCATAAAGCTATAATATTTTTCTAGGAAAGTTACAAAAGTAGGATATTCTGTTCTAATATATTGAGGTACTTGTTCCTTAATTAAAAAACTATTATTTTTTGTTTCTACACTAGAAGAGCCTTGAGCTGAGTCTAGTACTGATGTGGCTATTGCTCCTGTTGCTGATGTATCACTAGCATGAGGTGTTATTGTAACTACTGGTGCAGATAAATAACCGGTACCTTTGTTTGTAATAACAAAGCCTGTTACTACTCCATTGAATACTGTTGCAGTTGCTGTTGCGCCCGTTCCATCTCCACCAGTAAGTGTAATCGTAGGAGCGGAATTATAACCCGACCCTCCGGCTGTAACTGTTATAGACGATACATATCTATAAAATGATGGAATATAATCTGCCATTAAACTTCTTCGACTTCTTTAGTAGCTGTTATTTTTATGCCTGATGTTGTATTAATTGTAGAATTTAAAATACTATCGTCTTGAGCTAAAACTGTATTACGAGAAGGTTTAGCTACCACTGCTGATGTGCTAGTATCCGATGTTCTAATTAATGCCTGTGTAGTAATATCTTTAATACTGTCATGAGGTTTTACATTAAGTCTTAAATATGTTTCTGTTCCTAATAAACTTTGAATTCTCATTCCAGGAAGTTCTACAGTTCCTGTATCATAGTTTATTGTACCCACTGCTGTTATAATAGAACCGTCTATTGTTACTGCGTTAACTACTCCTGTTCCACTATATGTGGGTGCTTTTACTGTAGCTGCTGGAGTATCAGATAAAAATACTTTACTTGTTGAACCTGAAACAGTTATGTTAAAAAATGTACTAGACAATTCTCTAGGGTTAAGTTTTTGATTAAATTTAACTGTATAGTTATGATCTTTATTTAATACAGCTTTGACTCTTTTTTGTAGTCCTATTTGTATATTAGTAGATATAATAGCATCTGTTTGTGCATTAATTAAATCATGTAATCTACTATAATAAAAACTTTTATTTAATTTGTTTAGATAGTTATTAAAATAATTATCAACTTGTAATTTAATTGCTGTTTCTATCTCGCCTTTTGTTAAAGATGTAATCTTAGGATCGTATGAAGAAGATACATCAAGTTGTAAGTAAGTATATTCTGGATCTACAAATTGTGGCGTAATGGCTACTGGTGTTTTAGGATCTATAATACTATTTTTAATATTATCTTTATCTTGATCTGTTATAATTTGTCCTGGTACAGGATTTAAAGAAATAAATACTTTGCCATATATAGGTGGATCGTTTTTCTCTCCTCCCCAAACAGCCACAGATTGTATATTAGAATTACTTTGTAGTATTAAAGCCTTGTAGTCGGATTCTGTAACAGCCCTATCTCTTGTAGCATTTAATCTAGGAGCATTGAATCTTATCTCATCTACTGTTTCTTGTATGTTACCACCTGATGCTGGACTTGAAGTTGTGACTCCTACTGTTTCACCCGATGATGAAATGACTCCTGCTACTGAAAATGATTTTGCACCATTAGGTGTTGTGCCAGAACTTGCAATATAGTCTAATGCAACAATATTATCTACATCTAGTTTTTGTCCTAATACTCCGTCTCCAAATCTTACTTGTGTTAATCCATCTATTCCTTCTTCAATCCAGAAGACTCTAGAATCTTTTTTAACATCTAGTATTGTTGTAGATTTATTCCAAGTAGTTAGTGAAGTGTCTCCTAAAGATGTTTGTACTCTAGCTCTTATTGTAGAAGCATCAACACTCTCATTAGGAATAATATAAGGTCCTTGAGGACTTGCTGCTGTTACTGTGAATTCATTAGATGTTCGTATGCCTTCTTTTATTATTAAATCTTTAAATATGAATACTGTTACACCATTTACTACCTCGGCAGATGTTGTTGCACTTTCTAAAGGATAAAAATTATATGTTGCTCCTCCATTAGCAGAAGTAAATGCTTTGTCTCTAGTAAGTTCTAATGTTGTGTCTGTAAAAGATGTAGGAGGTGTAACTGTAACTGTTACTGTTGCACTTGCTCCTAGATATGATCTCGGGGTATATCCTAGTGCCTTTGCAATAGATACTACTGATTCTCTTTTTATTGCTGTATCTATAAAATTTTCATTAGATACCATGTGTGCTAACATACCATTGTAATGTGTATTATATGCTAACAAATCTATTAGTACTGCTAAACCTGATCCTTCAAAATTGTAGTCTGAAAATTCACTCTGTGATTTCAGATAAGCTTTTAAATTAGTTTTTATATCTTCAAAATCTAATTCTGTTAAATTTAATTGTGCCATTATCGTATTCTCTCTAGTTTGACTTCTAATTCTTGTGGCTCGTTAATACCTATAACATGAAAATTAATTGTTACACCATAACTATTTTTATCAATATTTGGTTCTACATCTATACTATTAATTTTTGCACGTCTTTCAAAGTTTTTTAATAATGTTTCTAGTGTTACCTTAATTCTATCTGTTGTAAACATGTTAGCGTTTTCAAATAGTAAACCAGCTAAAGCAGATCCTAAGTCTGGCTGAAAAGGTCTTTCCATTAAATCAGTTAGTATTAAATTTTTCATAGACTGTTTAACGGCATTAACATCTAGCTTTTTATTTACATCACCTGTTATTTCATTTTTACCAAAGGCTAGATCGAAATCCTTATATACTCTAGTTATTTTTTGTCTTTGTACGGCCATATTAGTATTTATACTTAAAAGTCAAAGGTTGGTAACTCTATATCTAAAAAATCATCGGCTTGTTTTTTACTTACAACGGAGGTATTTAACCTAACACCATCTAAGTTGAAAGTACTTGTATCTGGTAATTTTCCTTTTCTAATTAATGCTACAGGATCTATGTCTGGAAATGATGTTGGTATGCCTTTTACCTCTACATCAACACCCTGCATGTCTACATTAGGTACTAGTTTACATATCTCATCTACATCTAATGCACCGCTTCTTAGAAGTTCTGCTAAATTGTCTATGTCAATATCTGTGTTTGCATATTTATTTTTCATTTCAGCAAGTTTACTTGCTATCTTAGGGGCTTGTAAAAAACCTAATGCAGTTAACGCTGCCAATTCTTTCATTTGATCTTGTAATGGTAGTTGATCAAAAGGCAAGTTAGGAAGTTTAATTGAGGGTATGGCATCATTTAATTTGTCCATAACACCTTGAGCTGCTGCCTCTGCCTTTTCTGCTATACTTCCTAATTCTCCTATTGGTGAATTCATAACTGCGGCATCAAATTTTTCGTTCAAAGCATCTACTTGTTCTGCCGCTCCTGCCATTGCTTTACTTAGTCCGCAACTCATTTTGTTCTCCTATGTTCCTGAATTTGGTGAATCTGAAGCATTCTTACTTCCTGCATTTGAGCCATCGCCAGTATCCATTGATGTTGTTGGGTGTGTATGTGTATGTAGTGTTACATCATTAGATGTAATATTTCCTGCAGGTCCGTCTATAGACATAGTAGGCGAATCAATAGTCATTGAAACATCTGCATCCATATCTAAACTTGCAAATGTTTTTATTGTTTGATCTCCCTGTGATGCCAATGTGCTTGTCCCACCTGCTCCTAATGATAAGTTGCCACCTACTTGTACATTGCTATGACTTCCTATTTGATTAAATCTAGTTTTAGACACCACTGTATTGTGTGTCCCAGCAAATGTTTCTGTTACATTGCCTCCAACTTTCTCACTCTTAGATTTAGCAACCGTTTCTTCTTGTTTTCCTACTACTGTTTGCGTATCGTCTAGTGCCACACGAACTGTTCTGTTTCCTTTTATAGATGTGTTTTCATCTGTTATAACTGATTTAATATCATTACCATTAATTTTTGTAACTCTATCTCCTAAGACTGTTAGGAAATAATCTCCTTCTACTTCTTCATATTTATTTCCTGCCACTAACATTTTGGCATCGCCTAATATAGTTACATTGCAAGAACCTCTTATAATAACATTTTTATCTATTGCAATAATCTCATAATCAGAACCTTGTATTTTATTTACTCGTGTTCCATCTGCTTGTACTTCTTCATAGTTTCCTACAGGGTGATAAAAAGCATATCTTTCATTGCCTGCGGTGTTATCTATTTCTTCCGTAAATCCTGCCTCTGTTTCCTTTACTTGATTGAAAGGATACATAGAAGTATATGTTCCTGGTTCCTTAGGTACTCCTGTACCTCCTCCTTTTAAATCTGCAAGTGCGTCCCAATATTTAGGAGTGAACTCTTTCATTTCAAATGTTTTATATGGACCCTTTCCTCTGGCATACGGCTCTTCCCATTCTAGTCCTTCGTAATCTATTCCTTCTTTGTCATCTAATATTTGATCTGCTTCTACTGAGGGTGCCGATGCTGTTCGTACTCCCCATGTTCTTTCTTCTCTTTTTGTTTGTAGTGTATAATGTGTTTCTGCTGCCTCGTCTCTGGCAAGTCTAGATAAATCAGGCTCCCCTACGCCAGCCAATCCTGTAGGAGCTGGCTCTTCAAATCCTCCTCTAGGATATTGTTTGGAAGGATCTCTAAAACCTTCATCTACAAATATCTCTTCATTCTTCGCTGCTGGAAGACCTGAGATAGAACCTAGTATAACAGGCATTTGTGCTTCATCACCATCAGAGAAAAATCCTATTACTGTTGAGCCAGGTAATAGATTAGGTGTTTCCATAATTCCAGATGTACTTGCATTAGTAGGGGAATTAACAACAGGCGCATAAGGCAAATCCTTAGTAGGTAGAGTTTCTTTATCAGGAGTATGATACCCCATAATTCTAACTCTATATCGTCCTGTCTTTGTAATGTCTGCTCTTGATTCTACAACACCAACCCACCAAACAAAGTCTGGGACATTTAATCTACCATAATTTTTTAACTTACTCATCTCTTGTCTCCACTTCACCCATTGATTCTGGTACTCCGTTTTTCATAATTTCCATTTTCATCACATGTGCGACTGTATCTATTTTATGTCTTATTGCTGTAATTATATATTTCCCTGATAATTGTCTGTCGTATATATCATCGAAAGTTAAATCTGCTGTTTTAGATCTTGGTGATGGATATTGTATATAAATTATATTGCCACATTCAATATCTGTTCTTCCAGGCACATCTATTTCAAACTGATAATCCTTAAAGGAATTAAAATAATTGTCTCTAAATAAACTTGATCCTATAATATTTTCGCTATCAGAATTGCCTGTTTTAGAACCAGGTATGTTTGCTGTTTGTGTCATATTATTTACACTATTTAATAACTTTAATGTTGTCATGGACCTAGGGTTTCTTTTTACGCCTTGAGGTATAGGTATGCCGTCATCGGTATGAATGAATTTTCCAAAATCTTTTCTAACATCTATTTCAGCCTCTAAAGTTTCTTTTGTAAATAAATCATATGCTCTTACGCTTTGTGCATAGTATCCTGAGTCTTGTCCATCTATAATGTCTATAGTTCTAGGTATTTTCATGGCGTCAATCTTACACCAAGCTAAGGGTAAGGGTACTCCTATAAAGTTATCGCCCGAACTCCTATGTTGTACCTTTAAAGATGAAGGGGAATATACATATTCTTCAAACACATTATCCTTACCTGCTTTAATTAATGCTTGTAAAGAAGTAAAATAAAAGCGTTTGTTAGATTCATAGAATATAAAATCTGCTCCTCCATGTTTGTTGCCTCTAATATATTTAGACATAAAATCGAAAGTTTGTACAGGCGTCCAGTTGTTGGCAATAAAACTTATATTAGAAACATGAGGAACATCTCCTATGAGAATTCCTGTGGGGTCTGTTCCTTCCATTGGGCGTCTTGCTTCTACTATAAAATTATCATATATGTCTTTTATAATATCCTCAGTATTGCCTTTATATCTTTTAGATAGTGTATGTGTTTGATCTGACATCATTTCTATAGAACAAAAGTTTAGTATATATAATTGTTCTCTATCATTATTTAATGATCTGTTCTTAATAGAATAAATTTGAAATGATTTATCTATAATTGTCTCAGGAGTGTCCTCAAAAGTATTAGTTCGTAATTTTATTGTTATTAACTCACCTCCCATTATAGGAGCATTTGTTATAAAGTTAGTTGCATCTTTAAGAGCAATGTTCCCTGTCAAAAACTTATTCCATATATCCTCATATATGTTTATTTCTGCGAACATTCCTTCGTCTTTAAGATTGTATTGTGTGCCGTCGTGTGATGTAATTAACAATTCGTCTATTGTTACATCACCGGGCTTTATTAAAACTTCCTCGGTCATAATATTATTTCACCAATTTTTTATACTGTGTTACGATGTCCTTTAAAAACCTTTTATTTAATAATGTAATTTGTCTTTTCTTATCGTTTAGTTCTGTTTCATAATCATAGTTTGTAACTGCTTTAATTGTACCTGCACTTAATTTTGCTGCGTCCCAATCAACGATTAAATTATTTGTAGTATCTACATAATGATGTATTGCAGAACTATTGTTTGTTCCATATTTGTCATCTACATAGTCTACTAAGCTTCTATGAGATAAAGGCCATTCAGATCTAACATCTATAATATTATTAGATAATAAAACAATCCAATGATATTCCATTGAGCCGTAAAATTTATATGCTACATGTTCTGGCATGTCGCCATCTTCTACCCATTCATCTTGTAATAACTGTCTGTTGTTAAAAAATTTATCTAAGTGTACGCGACGAAATATATCAGGCACAATCGCTCCATGAAATTTTCCTGTTTTGTCTTTCCAAGGATAAACCATTCTAGGTAGTGCTTTGAAATACATTAAAATTCTCCCTGCTTCTCTTCTCTTGATTCTCTTATTCGTTTGCTTGTAAGAGTTTCTAGTTCTACAAATTGTAGTTCCATTGTTGTTTCAGACGGCATACCTCCAGTATTTTTAAATGTGTTTAACATTCCATCCGGCCCATAAGTTACTTTACAATTTTTTAAAGCACAAGAAGATATTTTAGGTAAATTTTTGTTTATTTCAGATTTTTCTATATCATCGCCTTTTCTAACATGAAACTCTATAGAGAATTCTGAAGGATAAATTAACATCATGCCATCTTCACTAACATCTGGGTGCATATTCTCTTTAAATAAACTAATAATAGCTTGAACAGATTGAGCTTCTTTTTCGTTCTTAGGAGAAAATTGATATTGAAATGAGAACTGCCTGAAGCCCATAGATTTAAATAATTGTTCTTTGTATGGGTTTCCTATCTTCTTACTTGTTGCTTCAAACAAACTACCTAGATCGAGATCTCCAATACCCACTGCTGAAGGTACATTGGCAGCTGCTGCTATAGCCCCTCTACCACCAAGTTCCATGGCATCAGTACTCATTATATCTGTAAGTCCACCTGAACCCGCTCCTATTTGGCCTCCAAAAGGCCCTAAGTCTGTTTCGTCCCAATTTGCTGTATACGCTGCTACAACGGATTGAGGCACATAGAGAGATATAGATTCTTTTAATTTTACTGTTTCCTGATTTTCATCTAACAGGGCCATTCCTCCGGCCGCGAGTGTTCCTCCAAGGAAGCCTTTGCCTAACTCCCATGCTTTACTAACATTATCTCCTGAAGTCTTTTTACCAGCATAGTAGCCTCCAACAGCTCCTGCTATAAAAGACGCTCTCTTTGTTATCTTTTCGTAATTTTCTGCTTTGGATCTGTTTTCGTTAGCTCTACTCTGTTTGTCAGATGCATCTAAATTAGTGTAAGCTCTTTGTCCTTTAGCCGCTGTAATCTTTTTGGCAAAGATGTTAAACTTCACCATATTAGGGAATCTTTTATCTCCTAGTTCTTGCGGATACTGATATATTTGGCCAGGCAATGTTTTCTCCTATAAATACTTATTTAACATTATAGTCTTATTTATATGGTTTATGCCAAAGAAATTTATAAAGGAAAATTTATTCCTAAGAACCCAAAGAAGTATCTCGGCGACTTCAACTCAATAATCTATAGATCAAGTTACGAACTAAAGTTTATGAACTGGTGTGATCGCAGTAGTTCTATTAAGGGTTGGGTGTCAGAAGAGATTGCTATACCCTATCGTAATCCATTAGATAATAAAATACGCAGATATATGGTTGATTTCTATATAGAAGTACAACAAAAAGACTCTATAAAGAAGTATTTAATAGAAGTTAAGCCTGAGAGATTTACCAAAGCTCCACCACCAGGCAAAAGAAAAACTAAAAGATACTTACAAGAGATAGCACAATACGGAGTTAACGAAGCCAAGTGGATAGCTGCTAAGGATTTCTGTAAAGCACAGGGTATGGAATTTAAAATAGTTACTGAAAAAGAACTCGGTATCTAGTATAAATACTTACATGGCTACACCATTCAAAGATATAGAACTAGCAGCAGGAAATCGACACCAGGACAAGTCTGTTCAATGGTATGTTCGTGCTGTTCGTAATTATGCAAGAGGAGTTAATACTTTTCAAGAAGCTAGCCAAACAGATTTGGGTAAAGAAGCAAGGACTTTAACAGTAGGAAAAATGTATATGTTTTCTTATGACCCTAAAACAAAAGCAGATTTACCATATTATGATACTGTTCCTTTAGTTATAATTACAGAACCCATGCCTAATGGATTTAGTGGTATTAATTTACACTATTTAGCTCCTACATTAAGAGCTAATCTTTTAGACAAAATATTTCCAGCACAAAGAAATTTAACAGATGAGAGTGTATTAAAGGCTACATGGAGTGCATTAAGAAATTTTAGTAGATTCCCCGAAGTAAGAGGCTCTGTTAAAAAATATTTAACACCTCACATAACAGGAAAGATGATAGAAGTAGATCCAAAAAATTGGAAAGCAGCTATATTTTTACCTGTACAGAACTTTGTTGGAGCATCAGATAGAACAGTATACAATAGAACAATGGAAAAACCAGATAGAAAAAGACGTCAGTCTATTAATGTAGGAAAAGTATAATGCCAGCAAGTAAAAAATTAGCAGATTATATAGAAGATATTAAATCGCGTACCTTTGCCAGGGCGGATAGATTTGAGGTTACTTTTAATCTAGGAGAAATTAAGAACAAAAATGTAGGGAGAGGTGATAGGAAAGATCCTATTAAAACCGCACAGTTATATTGTGAAGAAGTACAAATTCCAGGTATGATATTAAGTAACAAAGAATTCAACTTAGGTCCTTGGACTTTCTTTAGAAATACTAAAGTAGGGTTCTTAGGAAACGAAATTAACTTTACATTTCTAACAACAAATGATTGGGAATTAAGATCACTTTTTGAAGAGTGGATATCAGCTTGTGCAGATACTAATAGTCAAGAACTAGGTTATATAGATGATATAACTTGTACTATTGACATTGCTACTTTAGATTTACAAGACAATATTACAAAGAAATGGCGCTTGTATGAAGCTATGCCAAAGGTTCTAAACTTAGTACCTATGTCTAGTGGTACAGTAGCACCAATTAGAAATACGCTAATTGTCTCAGCAGCGTATTGGGAATCCAGTGATTCCAAGAAAGGAGATGGTATGGAAGCTTTTGGAACAAGTCCTTCTAATAGATCTTCTATAGCAAGTCAATGGGACAAACCCATGCCAGAGACAATAGACATTTAATTATTAATAATGGAGAAATAAAATTATGTTACCTAAAATAGATACGCCAGTATATGATACTACTCTTGCGTTATCTGGAGAGACTGTTAAATACAGACCCTTTCTAGTTAAGGAAGAAAAGATTCTAATGCTAGCTAGCGTAGGTGAAGACTACAAAGAAATGGTACAAGCTTGTGCTCAAGTTGTAGACAATTGCACATTCGAGACCTTAGATGTTGAGAATATGCCAATGTTTCAATTACAGGACTTGTTTGTAAAAATAAGAATGGCCTCAATTGGTGAGGAACAAGATTTTAATCTTGTATGTGGAAACTGTGAAGGCACTATAAATTACAGCCTGGATCTAAATGAAATGGGTGCAGGTGATCTTAGTGATATTGCAGATAGTAATATTGAAGTTAATGATAACTTTATTATTAAAATGAAATTTCCTAGTGCATTAAAAGTTGTACAGGAAGAAGGCAAAACGGACATAGACACCATTATACATTGTATAGAATCTATTGTTACTGAAGAAGAGGAACAATTTATTAAAGATGTAAAGAGAGAAGATATTGATGATTTCATTAATGATCTTCCTTTAGATGTGTTTGAAAAAATGAGAGATTTTATTAGATCAATGCCTGTATTACAGAAGTTGATTGAATACAAGTGTCCACATTGTGATGAAGATCAAACAGTTAATATTAATGGTTATGAACATTTTTTCGCCTAAGCCTTTCTCAGGAGAGTCTTGATAATTATTACAGGACTAATTTTTTGTTAATGCAGGAACATCATTATAGTTTATCAGAATTAGAAAATATGATGCCCTGGGAAAGGGAAGTGTATGTAGGAATGCTTATAGTACACTTGAAAAACAAAGCCGAGAAGGCTAAGGAAAAAGCAAATAAAAATAAGGGTTGGTAAAACAAATGGATGACAAGAAGTTAAAAGGTTTAATAGATGAGGTTAAAGCAATTGGAGAAGCTGGCCAAGACATGGCTTCCTCTAAGGAACTGGAAAACCTTGAATCTGCCATAAAAGAAGAAACTACTACCCTTAAAGATATTGCAAAAGGCAACGATAAACTTAATAAAGCACAGGTAGCTTATGAGCTAATTAAAGCTGTAAGAGGGAAAAAGAAAGAAGGTAGAGAAAAAGCAGAGAGAGATGCAGATAGAAAGGCAAGAGATAACGCGACAGACCTAGATCGAGCCCAATCGAAGAAAAGAGATAGTGGTGGTAAAGCAGCCAGAGAAATTATTCTAGAACAAAACAAAATGACTCTAGAAGGGTTGAATAGAATTGAAAAAACTTTAAGCCTTATAAGTAAACAGGAAGGAAGAGGAGGAGTAGGTGGCTCGTCAGGTGGAAAAAGCCCTAAACCAACAGGACCCAAATCTCAAGCAGATAAAGACATAGATCAAGCAGCTAAGAATGCAAAGGAAATATCTGAGAAAGATAAAGCAATAGCTTCCAAGACCACGGTAGGACAAGGCGATGGCAAAGCAGGAACAGGCAAAAAATTAGACACAGCGAAAAAGCGTAAAGGCTATGGCATGGACGATGAAGACTATGCCAGACAATATGAAAGAGATCAAGCTGCCTTAAAGAGAGAAAGTACTGTTAAAGATGTAGGCGCTCTCTCAGGCGATGTTAAAACAACCGGCAAGAGTTTAAATAAAAGAAAAATATCTGGACAGGAATTATCTCCCCAAGGAGACATGTTTGATAGAACACAGAATCTTGTGTTTAGAGAAGAGGAACAAATAAGAGTAGGTCAAACTAATTATAAAAGAGCAGGCGGTTATAAAACAACAGATACTGCTAAATTCCAAAATGTAGATACAGGCAGATTTGCTACTACAGATCCCATTAAAGCATTAGCAGAAGATGTAAGAATATCTCAAGGTGTTGTAGGAACAACAAGAAACAGATTACAAAATCAAGGCTCACAAGGAGCAGCAGAATTAAATAAAAATATAGGAGCTAACGCAGCTGCTGTACAAAAGGCATTGGATGATAATGAAGGTGCCAAAACAGACTTAGGTGATGTTATAAAAGCATTGGGAGCAATGCAAGAAAATAAAGATCCTGGCAAACAAAACGAATTAAGAGGCGATGTAACTAAAGGTATAGAAAGACTTAAAGTTACAGGCGGAGAAGACTTAGCAAAAATGCTAAACTTGGATGAAGTTAACAACAAATCTGCAGGTAAAGAAAGGAGTAAATCTTTACTTAAAGATGGTTTGATAGGTTCTAGTAAAGCTGGTTCCATAACTAAAGCTTTCTTTGGTATTAACCAAGGCGATCAACTGAAAGCACAAGACTCTAAAGATAGATTATTTGGAACACCTGATAGTAAAGGCTTTAAAGGTATCTTTGATAAAGGCAATGTAGGAAAAGATTCTGAGGGTAAAACAGGATTTGCCAAAGCAAAAGCTATAGGTGGTGGAGTATTTAATAGAACTCTAAACCAAACAATAGGTAGAATGAATTTATCAAAGGGCGCAATGGGGCAAGTATTTGATAAGTCTCGTATTTTTGGAGATGCTAATACAGGCAAACTCTCAAACTTTGAAAGCCTTCAAGGCGATCTTCAGTTTAAAGAGGCAGCGCAAAGAGATTTAGAAGTAGAAAGTCAAGGTGAAGCTCAAGGCAGAATGATGGGAGATAAGGCCGGACTAGGTATAGTTGCATCCGGCAAAGATGGTATTTTTGAAGGTCCGGGAGGCAAGTCAGTTGATGAAAGAGGATTACCTGTATTTAATCCTGATAAGAAAGAGGAATGGAGAGACAAAAATATTCCAGAAGAAAACAGAGACGGCTCTGTTGCTAAAGCCTCAGAAGAAAACATAGCTGAACTAGAAAAAACAGCAGAGGCGACAGAAGCTACAGCAGAAGATATAAGTAAGTTAACAGAAGAAGCTACAACAGAAGGATCTATCTTTACACATGATACGCACTTAGAAGAAAAATTTGATACTTTAGTAGACTCTATTAATGGCAAAGATGAAAGAACAGGACAAGACACAGAATCATTTGCAGAAAAACAATTAGACACATTAGAACAAATGTTACAATCGTTGCAAAATATTGAAGCTGGTGGTGGCATGGGCGGTGGTGATGAAGGTGGTGGTAGTATGTTAGATACTATCATGGGCAAGCGTAATAAAAAAGGCAATAAGAGAAAAGGTAAAAAACCTAAAGGTAGGTTTGCCAAGTTAGCTAGTAAGGGTGGCGGTTTGTTACGAGGAGCAGCAAGATTTGCTGGACCACTAGCAGCAGTGGCTGCTGTAGGAACAGCTGCTTATGGAGGTTTTAAAGAGTTTAATAAAACCGATGAGTTCGGTGTAGAAGGTAAAGATGCTTCACTAGGTATGAAAGCTGCCAGTGCAACAGGCGGAGCTTTATCAGCATTAACATTTGGACTCGCAGATGCAGATAGTATATCTAAAGGCATATACGGTAAAACGGGCGATCAAACATTAGAAGCACTTAAAGAAAAAGATCCTGAATTAGCAGCTAGAATAGAAAAGAGAGTTGCACAAGGCGAAAATATAGATGATGTTATTCAATCAGAAGATGCTAATATAAAAGAAGCAGGTGTAGATGATAGAGGATTCTTTAGTAAGGCCTTTGATATGTCTCCTGTAGGTATGATAAAGAATGCAATTACAGATGCTACTACAACAACAGACTTAGAAGCAGGTATGGATCAAGCTAAAGAAAGTGGCTTGTATGACGAAAACTGGTGGGGAGACTCTACAATAGATAAAGAAAAACTTAAAGACGCATCTATAAGTCAACTTAAAGCTATTATAAAAGATGATGACTTAACAGGTGAAGATATGCAACTCGTTAAGGATACTTTAGAAGAGAAAAGAAATGCTAAAGCTGAGATGGTACAAAAACTAGAATCAGGAACATTAGATCAGACATCATTAAATGAGGCAGGTATTGAATCTGAAGGCAATAAAACAGCATTGGCAGTTGAAAATATGGGACGCTTAAGCGGAGAAGCTACTGATATGGCTAACGCTCAACCCCAACCAGTTATAGTAAACAATAACTCTACTAGTGCACCGGCAAGTGGAAAATCAGATGATAAGCTTATAGGTGTTATGGGTAGTCCTGGAATTAGAAATAATGACAGTACCATTCATAGAGCAATGGACCGAAGATTTACTTAGACTCTAAACTTTAAAGCTATAACTCTAGATCTAAGCCTATTAGCTCTAGGTCCTACTTGAACCGCCCAACGACTATCCATCATTTCTATAGATGCCTTTTCCCAATCGCCTTTGTTAATAGCTCCGATAAATTTCTTAAATTTACCTAGTCTAGTTCTACCTAAGTTAAACATCATATTAACAAGAACCTCTTTTAGTTCTCCGGAATACTCTCCCCAATTATCTTTAAACAATGCTTCACATTCTGATATTGCTATATCTAAATCATGTTCAAAACATTCTTTAACTCTATCTTCAGAGACTTTCCAACCTTCAGTTTTACCATACTCGTCGTCTGTTTTTAATATTAAATGGCCTACACCAAATGTAGGGTAGCCGAGATGATCTTTATATACTTCATATACTACACCCTCGTCTATTTTTAATTGTTCGTAAATGTTATCTCGATTATTCTTGTTCATCTTTAGTCCTTTTGCATGTGCAAAAATTGTTGGTGGGGTTTAACAAAACAATTTGTTATGCTAATCCTTTTGTTGTTATATTTATTAACTTCATGTATTGTACTATGATTCAACATCTTTTCTTGTATTGAAGGTATTTGATGTTCTAACCATGCAGGCCATATCATTAAGTCTCCTGTCTCTGGTTGTATTGTCTCTTCTAAATTTATTGCCTTTGTTCCTAATGCCCATGTAGTGTACATATCAGACAATGGAGATTTGAACTGTATAGGTGCATGCTCTTCTTCTGCTCTTACATAGTAAGTAGCTACTAAATAATATTGTCCGTGTGCATGCCAACTGTAAGAATCAGTTTCATCAAAGTAAGTATACCAAGCATAATTGTGCCAATAGTTATCTAAAGTCTCTCGTAACAACCTGTCTTGGTCTGATTGAAAATCCTCGTCTATAGGTTGTGTTGCTGTAAGATAGTCCATTACATGGCCTTTAATAGTTTTTCTAAGATCTTGCCAACCGTCTACACCTTCCATAGGGTCTTGTTTTAATTTAAATTTGTGATCGCCATTCTCGGTGTATACAGATACTTTACTCTTTTGTCTATCCCAATGTTCTTTTTGTAGTTGTAGTGCGTCTATGGATTTTTGCATACTAGAAATTAAATGTGTATCTACATCTTTGACATGTAATATTGGTAATCCTAATATATTTTTCATTTTGATAATAACCAAGGTACTATATATTTACCTGTTGTGTCCCACTTACCCATTACAAGTTGCCCTGGATTGTCGTGATGATTTTTGTGATAGTCTTCTCCTCCCATAAACAGATTAGATATTCTACCTAAATTTGTGGGTGTTCCTTTTGTACCTCCATGTCCTCGCCAATTTAGATTAATCATTTGTAACCAACTCCAACAGAACATACATGCTAACCATATATTTAAATATGGATTTATAAAAGCAAACACAATCCAATTAACTAGATATAATCTCCAGTAATTTTCTGTTACCCATTGAGCGTCTTTATTCTTTGCATAGTTTCGCATAAAGGCAGGTTTAACTATTCCGTATTTGCCTAATGCAAGATTCCAAAATCCTATTTGTTTAGGACCATGAGGATCTCCATCTTTGTCAGTATATTTGTGATGATTTAAATGTGCTATTACATAGTGTCCAGGCGGTGCTTCACCTGTAAGTACCATGAAGTATAACATAAGCTTTCTACCTAACCACGTAGGTTCAAATTGGTTATGTGTTAACCATCTATGATAACCTGCATTAGCTATTCGAGAAACTAAAGACAACATTACAAAGGCAAATATAAATTGCCATAGTGTTGCTCCATTCATAAACCAATAGACTAATCCTACTATTGCTGTAGAAAATAGTATACCTAGTTTAATCATAGTTTTGGTAGTGTACTTCATACTAGTATTTATGCCAGTCAAAAAGAAGGCCCCGTAAGGAGCCCTCAAAACTCTAGGTTTTATTTACTTTTCATCAGCAAGCTGTTTAAAGTAACTTAGTGTATCGTCTTCTTCGTCAGCTACTGCTGGCTCAGGAGTGGATACAGGCGCAGGAGCTGAAGCTGCCACGGTAGTTGCCTTTTGTACAAAGTGATCATCAGCAGCATCATTAGTTTGTGCTGAAATGGACTCTGCTGTAGGGACAGTCTTTGTTCCTAGAACCATGTCTAGTTTAGACTTCAACTCTTCATAAGATTTAAATTGATCTGGAGACACAAGAGTACCTAAGTCATATTGTGTATTCCATATTGTTTCAATTTTAGCATCATCTTCTGCTATAGAAGAAGGCGAATCAAATTCACTTTTATCATAATTACGATAGCCTTCTACTTGTCTAATTTTAAGTTTAAAGTTAGCACCTTCCCAAAAATCGAAAGGATTAACTGGTTTTTCATCTTGAAACTCTGGTTTCAAAACATCTTGGATTTTGTCAAAGATCTTTTTACCAAACTTGTAAATGAAGACTTTGCCTTCACTCTCAGGATTAGATGGATCTTCCACTACCAAAATATTAGCCCAATAATTTAGGCGTCTTTTTTGTTTACGAGCAATCTCTTTGTTTGCCTCCACACCAGAATTCCATAGTTCAGTATTAAGTTCTGAAACAGGATCTTGCTTGTTAAGAGTTGTGAGAGAATTCTCAATGTACCATTTTCCACCAGGGCCTTGAAAGCCATGATTGAAAACTCTAACCCAGGGTACGCCAGTTTCTGTTGCACCTTGAGACAAAGGTAAGAATCGAATAACTGAATATCCGTTACCTGCTTTATCTACTGTGGGTTTCCATTCCCTGTCATCGCCTTTCTTAAAATTTGATTTAGGGTTTGAGATTTTTTCGACTTCCTTCATTAAGTTGTCGAAGTTGCCTCTTTGTTTTCTGAGGTCTGAAAGTGTATTAAACGACATATTTTTCTCCGTATTTGCGTTGTATAGCGTTATATTAGCGTTGTATTAAGTGACCCATGTCCCCGAAGGGACATGGATTTCCAATACTTATTTTCTCCTAAGAGAATTAGTACTAGCAATTTTATTTATAAGAGTTAGATGTTTGACATGTAACTTTTTGGTATTAATAATACCATTAATTAAAAAAGGCGTATACCGTTTAATAAGCATACATGTATCTCCTATAATTAAATCACTAGTATAATCATCTATAAACGGTTGAAATAGATTTAATATAACCACGCTTTCTACAGTTATATGTTTACCTAGCAACAACCTTATTGCTATAGGATGATCGTTATCAGTACTCATTAGTATTTGATCTGCATTATCTATTGTATCCAGATCTTGTCCAAATGTGTATCCAATTTTGTCTCGCCTACTTATCCAATCTTTGAATATTTGTTGGCTACTGATTCCGAATGGCATGCCACATCTTCTATCACCACCTACAGCGTTTGCTACAGACAATGCTACAAATTCTGGCTCTTTAAATAGATCACATACCATTTCAAACATAGGGAGCATTCCTTGCTTAGATTCAAACACTTTGTATGGTATATTAATTGCTCTGCCATATTTGTATTTGTCTTTAAAAGCATACGGCCATTTAATCATATCATACTTGCTCCAAAAATGTTCTTTTATTGCAACATGTATTTTATATGCGTTGTATGGCTCCACTATTCAAATTCCTCTTCTAAACTTAATCCTTCTTCTTCATAATCCTTAAAGGTGGACTTGCCTATGTGTACTAATTTATTCTCATAATCCATGCCACTTAAATCGGCATATTCTTTTAATGTTCTTTTATTGCCTATTCCATATATGTCTGTAACCTTACCTTGTAAGACTCTATCTACTTTTGTATTGGATGCGTTTATAATTAATTCCTTTTCTTCAGACTCGCCGTCCCAATGTAGTTCTCTTTTTAATTCCATTCTTTCTGTATTATACCAATGATATAAAGGTGTGTTAGGTACATGTACCATATCATAACCATGTGTAAAAGATCGTAAGGCAAGTGTTGCTTCCTCACCATTAAAATATATTTCTTTATCGTATGGAACATCTTCTACCCACTTACCCTCGGTAAATATGCCTCCACCTGCCATTCCAAAACCTCTAAAATATTTTTTGCCTGGTATAACATGAGCCATTTGGCCAGGGTTGTATCCTCTTGCCCAAGGTATATGTAATTGCATTGCATGTGTTTGATCTGGGTCGTCGTTTGTTATTCTAAATATATACTCTTCATCTGTATTTAAAAACCCTCCCTTAGAAACTAAAACATCAAAGCCTCTTGGGTATCCTGTTATAATAGGTTTCTTAAACCAGTTAAAACAATTAGAATACTTTTCTAATAAATCCTTGTCCCAGTCTTTTTCAAATAATGTATGAGAATCTATCTGCATAAAGATATCTTCTCCCTCAAACAATTCTGTTTGTATTGTACTTCGTGCCCAACAGGCACCTTTTGCATCTTCAGGATCACATGTCTTATATCGTACATTGTCAGGTAGATCTTTTAGAATATCTTTTGATTGATCAAACACTCCTAATATCAAATCATTTTTATACTTGGCATTTTCTAAAATAGATTTTATTGTATATGGCAGTATTGGATCTTGATAAGATGCAATAGAACAAAATATTTTCACAGGGGCAACTTACTCTTTCTTTTCTCTTTTAATAAATTTAAATCTAATGCTTCTTCTTTAATTTTAGCTTTTAGTGATGCTGTTAAAAATTTAGAGACGCTTTCTATTTCTATCTCTTTTTTAATACAATAATCACATACAATATCCATACATTGTGAAGAAGTATTAAAAGCCATTTTCTCTATAAACTGTGAGAATTCCGTAGAAGTATGAAACTCTTTGGTTACTAGGAATATATCGCTTACTTTTTCTTTTGTCATTTCTATTGTATTATCAATTACTACTCTTGGTTCCACTTTTATTCTCCTGTACCCATTGTTTAATATATTCATGTACATTGTGGGTAGGCTCAATATAAGGATTTTTACAGAATGTTTTTTCTGCTTCACCTTTCCTATCAAAAGAATGTACAATTGGATGATCAAAACAATCTGCTATAGATGAAATTGTTTTAGGATCTCCAGTTCCAAAATGTGCTACAGAAGGAAGGGTAGGATCTGCCATTAATTGCAAAATACCTTGTACTACATCATCTACATGAGTGAAGTCTCTTTCCTTTTTCCCCGTACCAAATACCGTTAGAGGCTTACCTTCGTTATAATCATTTTTAAATTTTCTAACAACCGTACTATACTCTCCATAGTCTGCCTCTCCAGGTCCGTATACATTGTAATAAAACATTAGAACATAATCTAAAGCATAAAGTTTTCTGTACATATCTAAAACAGATTCACAAACTACTTTACTAAATGTATATGGATTACCTTGAGACTCTACATATTGCGTACTGGATGAGGTAGAAAAGAATAACTTACAATTAAATATTCTAGCCCAATCTGCAACGGTGCAAGTTGTATTAATGTTATTAGTAATAGTTTCTGTAGGATACTCCAGGGCTCTACGAACTCTAGGACTATTTGCTAAATGAAAGATGGCAGATGGTGGCTCTATAGAATTTAAATGAGGATTAAAATCCACTACATCACAGGTATGGTATTCCACGCTGTTATGATCTAAGAATACCTTGCCTGTTCTACAGTCATCCACAACCGTTACACAAAACCCATTATCCAATAAATTTTTTGTAAGGTGGGAGCCTATAAAGCCACATCCGCCTGTTACTATTACATGAGGTAAATCTGTTAACATGTGCTTATTATACGACCGTTGATTGCTTTAGTCAACATCTTTATAGAAGATATGGTTATCTATAGTTACTGTTTTATTATATACCATAGACCACTTAGGTTTTACTTTAGGGCTGTGATACCACAACGAACCCTCTGTGAAGTCTTCCGTTTCGTATGTGTACATAACTTCTGCTATCAATAATATATCCCTATAGCAGTTCTCATCTTTTATTGTGTCTGGTTTTCCATCACAATACCAACTGAACTGGCATGAGTGAAGATCTATTCTTCCACTAGGATAATACTTCGTTTGTTTTACAACACCACATATAGAATCAGGAAATCTTTTATCGGTGACTCTATTAAGTGTTACAAGTGCCACAGCCATTCTACCCGCTGTTGATTCACTTCTCGCTTCGTGATAAATGTTTTGTGCTAAACATTCTATTTCACTTTCATCCGCATTTACTTCTTGCGCTATCATTACAAAAAATAATATTGGTAATGTTATCCATAACTTAC